CAAGGTGATTGCACACGTACCTTACGTTGTACTCAAAGACGTGAGGTGGGTTGTCCAGCCTGCTGGCCGCCGCCGTGTCCTACGTGAGCGGAAGAAAAACGTGCACGCTTTCGCACGGGGCACATGGCTCTACGGCAATGACGAACTTCAATTAACAAACGATGAATTACGTCTAACTCGCCGAATGCCCATCATATACAACCCATACAAACATCACAGATTCGTGCTGCGTTCCGCACCGGACAACCAAATCGAATGGAGTGACTACGCCAAGCTCTGCTCGACATACCACGTCACGCGCGACACCTACACCCCCTCTGCCTACATCTACAACTTCAGAGAGCCTCTCCAGTCCGACCCCGACTTCGAACGGTACGACCAAGGCCCAAGGATCTAACATGTCAATGCTATGGCGACCTACGTCGAAAAACACCAAGACTGGCAATATACCACAAGGGTATGTCGGTTATACTAAAGAGCAAACCGAAGCGTCGTGCGCTGGGTGCCAATGGAGGCGCAAAGACCCAGTCACCAAAACTGGTGGCGGCTGCTATTACTGGCAAGGCCAGACCCAAGGAGCGCATCAATCTATGCGTGTGCGCGCTCTTCAACACCCGGAAGAATACACACTGGAATACGCGCTAGCAAACGCAAGGCGTGCAGCAAGATACATTCGTGCTGCAGTAGGCGGTGACCCGAACATCTTCACCCGCGATGAGGTCTTGTCGTGGCACAAAAAAGCTCGCCAGGCGGGCATGCGTGGCGTGCTGATATACAACCACTTCTTCGAAACAAAAGGCAAACACCTACTTGGTTTGACGATGGCGTCTTGCGACACTCTCAATCAGGCCGACAATGCAGTCGACTCAGGCTGGCGTTCTGCCGTAACTATCACTTCACACAAAGCCCCAGGATCGAACAAACCACAACTTCGCAATACACCAGAGTGGAACGGACAACAATACACCACGCCAAAGGGACGGCAAATCGTATTATGTCCAGCACAGGTAGGAAGACGTGACTGCAACACATGTGGATTGTGCGACCCTACAACCCACAACCGAGTCCCAATCATAGGATTCCTCGTACATTGAGAACACCTTGTCCTACAAAAACACCGCAGCCATCCCCATCGATCCCGCCGACCTCGATGACCTACTATCCGTAATACCTCAACTCATTCAGGAGGACCACGCTGGCCCAGCCTTCTACCTAATGCCACCACCACCGGAAGTTCCACGCAAACCAAAACGCCGGAGGGTCTGATGTACAACATGCACGACATATTGTTCAGCTTTCTCTGGCTCTTCGCGATATGGCACGCCATCGCAGCATGCTCCCAACTATACCAATGACCCTGGGGCTTCGGCCCCTCATTGTGCACCAACCCGCCGGGGCCTTTTCGCGCTAGGTTCGCACACCTATGTCGTCATACAATCACCGCCATCGCATCGGAGCCGGGAGGGGGACCACGCATGAGAGCCGGGAGATCTGAAACCAAATTCCGAACCACTCTACGCAGCGGGTTTCCGCTTAGTTGACACACTACATGTAGGGCGGTTAAACTTTTTACGACCGCCAAGGTCAGTCCGAATAAAAATTTGCGCCCGGTCAGATTCTCTCCTCTGGTCGGGCGCTAATTTTTAGTAGTGCTTCTTACTGCCGTATGGATTGTGATCCCCGTAGGACTTGTGCGGCTTCTCATCTTCGTCGCCATCATCATCCTCGGAGCCCTTACTGTCAGCCATCAGCGCTTCACAAATCTCCATGAGCTTGTCCGCCTGACCAGCATGCATCTTGGATGCCTTGTACAGTTCCTTAGCAACTTCCTTCATCGCCATGTGAGGATCATCGCTGTACTTATCCTCGGCATCACCATGATCAGGCTTGTCGCCCATCATCATCTTCTTCTTCGCTTCGAGGAATGAATCGCCATCAAAGTCTGCGCCATCCTCTCCGATGACTTCTTTCTTTGCGATAATCAAAAGCTTTGGAGCCATACCATGCATCGTTCTACCCTTCCTATTTGGACCCGGAGGCTGCGCCCCCCGCTACGATTCGCGCCAGTCGCTCATCAAAGTCTACATCAACTGTAACTCCTACACGAGTTTCTGACGATTCCGATTGTGGTGTAATGCCGCACCTATCCAAGATTGCTTCGGACGCTTTGACTCTATCTCTTGGCTGGGCACCTACGTCTGTCGCCACTTCGAGCAGCGCACTGAGAGCCGCTTCCGCTGCCTCCTGGAGCCCTTCGCCGAGGACGTTTTTGCGTCGTTCACCCCCAGCTTGAATCGCATCGATAAAGTCTGGTTCCTTCGACCATCCCCATACTGTGGTGGGGCGAATGCCGAGCCGGCGTGCTGTGGTAGACACCGTGTATCCCGCACCCAAAAGCTGTTTAGCGACGTCTCTCATTTCGTCGTTGCCACTAAATCTGGCCTGCTCTGCAAGCATCGCAACAACCTCTGACTCACCTGCCGGCACAACCGTACGAGGAATCACTTGCAATCCCTCGGTCGGCGGCAGCGTAGGGCGTGGCGCTTCTGCTTCGTCTTCCATACCCCTCACCTTACCCCACCGTTGCGAAGCTCACAACTTAGGCTATCTTCCCGTATGGCCAGATGTGGACGATGTGGATTCTTCAAATCCTACGAGGGAGCTAGCAAACAGGCCGGCGTCTGTTTAATGTTCCGGGGTCTCCAGCTACCGGAGGATGCTCTGTGGGAGCATCGGAAGTGTCCTGAGTACACTCAGAAGATTCCTGATTGGAGTCCCGAGCAGCACTTCGAGTTTGAAGTAAAGCGACATGGTGTTGAGCGCAGTTGGCGTGCCAGTAGACGAGCGATGATCTTTTCTTGTGCGGCACTTGCACTCTCCCTAATCAGCTTAGTGATGAAGTTATTCTGACTCTATCGCAATATCAGCCGCGTTTCTATCAATGCAGTAGCATCTAGTTGGTGCGCCATCAACGCGGACTACTCGACTTCTAGGTCGCTTCGTACCTCCACCAAGTCTTAACCATCCACGATCTTTCCACCGAGTGATGATCTCATCTGCATCGTGACCAAGCTCGTTCATCAGTGAATTGAATGCTGTTGTAGTAACTGCAATCGAATCCCAATCGGTTTTATTGTCCCAAGCACCAACCCAACCCTGAGACGGAGCCTTGGTGTTGCCTTCTCTATCCTTCTCACCCCGTCCCCAAAACCGTTTCTGGTGTGTCGCACACCAAGTCAGGAAGTCTTGGAGGGCTGACAACGGACGATCCGCATCGAGCCCTGCTTGCTCCTGTGATTCCAACAGACACATAAAAGGATCCGTCGTTGGTCGCGGGACACCTAGGCTATGCACAATGCTCGACGACACTTCGAGAACCGCCAGGTGCCCCGCATGTCGACGGGAGACAGCGCTCTTCGCAAGGTCTGAATACTTTTGCCGCGCAGCTTGAAACACAGCGCGAATGTCACCGTGCTGCTCGCGATTAGCTACAAGGTACTCAATGACCCGACGCCCCAAATGACCGTAGCTTTTAGCGAGTAATGCTTGTGCGTCCTCACTCGCAGCGGATCCAATCACCACGTCGTCCCCGAGAGGTTTGCCTTTGAGGGACAACACTCGTGCGCGGGTGCCAGCATCTTGTGAGAACGATGTGGCAGCGCCTTCACCACTACTAATGAGAACGGAGCGCCAGGACTCTGTGTGGCGCGTACCCTCGACAGAACCGCGACCCCTGCCCTGACCCTGGCAGAAGTCGTAGATCACGTCACGGACGATACGTGGGTGCCTTGCGCGTTTCGTCTCATCGAGCACCAGAGGCAAGTTCTTCAGGAACCCGCTGGTTCGCTCAATCCAAACCTTAGTTGCATCCCAGGAATACATCGCAGTCGGATACGACTCTGCGGGACGACCCCATACTGAAGCAGCAAATCGTAGCGCCGTTGTCTTTCCGCCACTGGTCTCACCACTAAAGTCCAATACAAATCCAGGTACGTGCAGGATCTCCAGGAGAGGAGCCGCCGCACTCGCGTAGGCAGCGATGAACATGTAAGGGAAGTCCTCTACGAGATTCATTGCTGCAACCCAGTCTCCCCAGGTTCCTTTCGTTGTCCATCCGCCGGATAGAGTTTCGAGTCCTGACGGAGGCGTAAGGGCAAATTCCTGGTCGGGCCTTTGGTCCGTTGCGTAGTACATGTCAGGAAGCAGGAAGCCGCCATCAGGCTGCCATCCCATTGACGAAGCTGACTGCACCACAGGAAATCTATGCGCATTCTCAGCATCGAACTCAGATAAGTACGACACCATATGTAGTGTGTTGTTTGTGCTGACAGGCGCATCTAGATTAGAAAGTGTAATTATCTTTGACGTGTCAACAATAGTCCGACGATTGACAACCCGTGATCTCCAACCGCTTGCTCCGCGCCAAACCAGGAGACGCTTGGCTTCACCACTCATGACATCCACAGTCCTACCGGCAATGAAGATCGGAGCCAGAGCTATGCGTGTACGTGAGATGGTGCCATCAGGCTGTGCCGCAAGTCGATACACACCATTAAAATCAACTTCAAAACCACGAGGAGCCCTGAGGCTTCCAAGGACTTGTCGGGTCACGACATCAGGAGGTGGCGCTCCTCCGCTCAGCATTGTCTCCAGCGAAGGGAGTTCGCCAAGCTGCTCCTCGATCTCGGCGAGCATCTCATCAGATCGACGACGCCGTATGTCATTTGCGAGGTTCTGAATGGTGCGACGAAACTGACGAGCCCGCTGGACTTGTCGAGGCACCATCTCAATCAAAGCGAGACTCGTAGCGAGCCGGGCTTCGTCCGCAAGCCACGCCTCGGCTAATGTACTAATAGTTTCGGGATCATGCATCGAATCCCAAGCCGCCCGCATCTCTGGGCGAGTACCATCCCTTAAACGTCCAACAAGGGTACTAGTTATCTCTACTGCGCGATCTACCACAGAAAGCTCTTCCGAGTTTCTGCTTTGGCCTCCGGGGCTCTCCATCCCCACCGTGCCATCAACTTCCATGCTAACCACCTAGTTACTTACAAATTTCAATCCGAACAAAAACCAAACCACCTATGCAGGTGATTCTTGGCGAGTAAACCCGACCGACCCAGTCAGACTATCGAGTTGCCCCACCCTGTGTCAAACCACGAACTGTGACATCCTGTTATACTTACCTTCAAGGCAACAGGAGGACTCATGCCGACACCAAAAAAGACTGCGGCCCCCAAAGCCACAACAAAGAAAGCACCTGCAAAAAAGAAAGCACCAGCCAAGAAAGCTGCACCCAAGAAGGCTGCTCCTAAGAAGGCCGCGCCCAAGAAGGCGGCACCTGCACCCAAGCCCGCACCTAAGCGTCGATCGGTGTACATCCTGACAAACTCAGGAGAGACCACGCTGTACTTCAACGATGACGCAAGCTTTAATGCTGCGATGTCTGCAATCAAGGCTGCCCCCTCAAGTTCTGGTGGGTCTCGAAGCAGCACGCTTTACACGGCTGCAGGTTACTCATTCCAAGCTGTGTACCAGTACAAGGTGACCGAGCACTAAACAGTGCCCGGCCACTCATCTTTACGGTGCCGGCGGCAAATTGATTGGCAACACGTTGTCGACCTTGACGATCTGAAACCCTCCATCTGAGAGGATCTCAACCATGTCGGGGTCGATGTTGTTGTCGATCAAATGCTTCGCTGTTTCCTTACTCATGGTGAGTATGTCAGACATCTTGTAGCCGCGCTCCTCAAGCTTACGGGCGCTGCGACTAATCACACTCAGCCCACCTTCATTACGAACCTTCTTGCGTGTGGCAGCTTTGCGAGGCTTCTTGGTCTTCTTGACTTCCTCCTGGGGCTTCTCGCCCTCGACCCAAGTCTTGCTCACCTCATCCATGTCGATGATAGTCCAACCCTTTGGCGGTCTGCCCATGGGCCGAACAGTGCTCGCGATGATGACCTGACCCTCAAATGCAAGGAACCCGCGCATCACTGCCGAAAGAGTTCTGGCATCCCATGCTCGGTCGTAAGGAATCAGAATCGCAGGATCGCCCTTCTCAAGCTTCGATGTAACAGCCATGCTCACAGCGGTAATGACTGTTGCCCATTCAGCACCAGACAATGCGCAGTGAAGTCGGCCATCGCGAACAAATCCCATACGGAAGACTTCGCGCTCACCATCCATAAGCTCGATCTTGAATACCCATTGATCAGGTAAGAAGTTCTGGACCAACGCAGTAAAGTTACGAGCCTGCTCGTGGAGCAAGTGTCCGACCGCTTTCTCACATGCGACACGAAGATCTTTATAGCTGTGCAGATCTTTGGCGAAATCATTTACGCGAGTCGAGGCATTTGTAAGATCATTCCACCGATTAAGAACGGTCTCCATCTTACTCAAGGTGCTCATAGCAACCTCAAGCCTTGATTGAGCTTCGTCGACTGGCATGGCCCGACCGTCCTTCGCACGCACTTGGATTGTGCGTACTCTTTCGACCTCGGCCTGAACAGCGCCCAGGTTTTGATTCGATGACTGAATCGACTGATCAATCGCCGTAATCTTCTCAAGTATGGACTTTGACTGGGTCTCCCATTGGTTCAGTTGATCTTGATAAAAGGTCTGACAGGCTTGCAAGTGAGACAGTCCGACCTGGCTGCTGCACACAGGACACTGATCTATCCCATGCTTAACTGCAACATCCACAATCGAAATAGCTGGCTCAACGTTCTCACCCTTCTGCGGCAGTTGACTAAGCAAGTCTTTCTTCTGCTGCTCTTGAGTCATGAGATTCTTTTCCCATGCGTTGATCTGCTCCGCCAATCGATTCAACTCAGTCTCTTTCTCAGCCTGTGTCATACCCGAGTTAGCGGCTCGAATCGACGCATCAAGAACCTCACGCGCCTCAGCGACGGCGAACCTCATTCGCTCCATCGTTTCGTCGGTAGGTTTCGCATCAATCGTGTCACCGATATTTTCGATGATAAGCTCTGCGCCTTTGATCTCTTTGGCGATCTCACGGGCTCGAGAGTTTGAGTAGTTCAGAACTTCAATGAGTGTCTTGGTCTCACCCAAGTCCCGACCACGGTGCTCAGCAATATCGTTGTACTTACCGTGAAGCTCTGTGGGCATGCAGGCCAAAACATCTGTGCGGTCAACATCACCGCTAGACCATTCTAGAAACGCCTTCCGTGCTGTAGTTGCTGAGCCCGAGAGAGCAGCCGCGACTGAACGGTGAACAAGGCTTTGTGCCCCTGGCCCATCATGTTGAGGGCGTTTGACCTTACCGTCTTCTCGACGAGCATTGTAATTAGCAACGCTACCGTCACTGAGTTTTGCCGTAATCCCAAGCTCATCTCCTGGAGCCAGAGTGAGGAGCAAAGCAGCGTCTGAAACAACGCTTCGCCCAACAACATCATCAGCAGAGCCCGCAATCGCGAGTTCTACAGCTTGCACGATAGTGCTTTTGTGACTTGTGTTTGACCCCACAAGCAGAGTTTTTTGCCCCAAGTCGATACCCCATGCATCTCCGTTGGGTCGAGGTGACTTCAGATTGCTGTAGACATGCTCGACGTATGGTCGCGTAGACATAGAACCTCCTAGTTACGCTGAGTTTGTTTGAATCTATATTAGTCTTACCAGTGCGTCAACACTTAAAGTCTAACCGTGCCCATGCGAGCCAGTCTTCTTCCGGTAGAACTTCAATCGATTCGACTTGATTGAACTTTTCAGACGCTGGGCACCAGGAATAAACGTGCTTACCAGCAGACAAAAACCCTTCAACAATCTGGGCTGTTGCCTTTCCTACTGTAGGATTTTCATTATCTGAATACACAGGCACGATCACACCGTGAAACATAGGATTACCCTTAAAGTCTTTCCCATGCGGTACATCTCGGCACCAGGCTTTCCAGCCACCTAAAGCAGCCGATCGTGTCTCGTAGTCGTCTCGGCCAGAAATAATCTTTGTTTCCCAGCCATCCTGAACAAGAGATCGCCCTATCTTGGCGCACCATTGCTCAACTTCTCCTAGCCCATCCTGTTTAGAATGAGCCAGGAACCACTTTGATTGTTCCATTTTCTCTCCTATATGTCTTTAAGGCTGCGTCCGACTTCAGCCTCAGCAGTCATCTTAACATCCCACCCAGGGATAGTCACGGTCATACTCTCTTCGACAATGCGTTTTGCGCGCTCAAGCTCCACGGGCAACGGTTCACCACTCACAGGTTTCCAATCAGGTGGTAGGTGATCCGGTAGCGGGATCTCGACAGCAATAGAATCGTGGCACTGATGGATCATCCCCGTGCCTTTGCCCGCAAAATCAAACGGGAACTCAGAGATAACAGTCTGCTCAGCCAATCTCATGATTGACGACTCTGCTGCAAGGATAGGAAAGTTTACGACTTCATTTTTCTTTCCGTCAGAAAGTGGGCCTGACCTGCGACCGAAGATCGGTTCTTCCATATATGCTTGCTGATTGTACTTCCCAAGCATTTGGCTCCACGCATCCAACCACTCTGGCTCTGCCTTCAACCACTTGTTGTGAAAGTGACGAACTTCTCGAGGCTCGAACTTCAAGTAGGGCATTCGACCATCGTCGGTCTCCGTGCTTGTCAGCACCTGCCAGACGGTCATGGGATCTGCCCAATAAATAGAAGCATAGCGAAATGTCTTCATGACATCACGCATAGCTTTAGCCTCACCGCCTGTGGGTTTACGGTTTAGGCTGAAACCATCTGGACCCCAGCCGCTTGCGTTCTTGAAATCATTCCCGAATACGTCATACGCCAGCAGATTGTGAGGGTCCTTGCCCGTGGCAAAGCACTCAAGCAGACGCGGTATCTGCCAGTAGCACGCGGTGATTCTTAGGTGAGCCTGGTCCAAGTCAGCACCCACAAGTATGCGACCAGGAGGAGCGGTGAAGATAGACTTCAGTCGACCTTGACCCTTTCTGTTGCCGATGTTTTGTAGGTTTGGTCCCGAGCTTGAAAGGCGACCAACGCTTGTTACGTGAGCATTCCAGGTTGAGCGAACTCGCCCGTCCTCATGCACAAGACCTTTGACTGGGTCCTGTGATCGTCGCCGAAGAGGTACGAGCACGGTGCCCAGTATTTTATTTTTCTCCCTGCGGTAAAGCCGAAGCTCCTTTAGAAATGACTCTTGACTACTGCTCAACTGGCCCGAAGCGAGATGGCCGCGAATTACCGCGTCACCCGTACCCGGCGCTCCTGTTTCCGTGTAAAACTCATTGGCGCTCATTGACGAAGGAATGCCAAGATTCCAATCATCGTACAGAAGCTTCCGAATCTGATCCACGCTACCAGGATTGAAGTCACCACTGACGTACTTCTGTAGAGTCTTCCGCCTCTTTTTAACTGAGATCTCGTACTCGCATTCCAGTGAACTACGAAGCTCCTGGTCAATCCACACACCAGACTTGTGCATTCCTACGCACATCTCCTGGGTCGCGTGGTCTACTTCGTTGAGATTCCACGGCCTGTCAATCGGCCAGCCTGAGGGTTTGAGCCCAGGATTAATCGGCTCAAACGCCCCCATCTCTTTCGCTGCGTCAATCAACGGTGCTGTAATTCGTGCGTTCACAACAGTGTCGATGATGTTGTACTTCAGAAGCTCAGTGTCATCCTGACTTCCTGTAGATATTTTTGTTCCCTTCTCCGTTGTCTCCCACCGCTCAACATCAGTGAGCACAGATCCAATTGTCTTCAGGCCCTTGGGCAGATCCGGCGACCGAAACCGTGCATGAAAAAGTGTGTCGACTACAGGCGTCGGCGTGACTCCGAGTTGAGTCTCCACCACCATACGGTCGTAGTAGCCTGCATTGTGACCAACCCAGACTCGACCATCAGTGAACGCCCGCCTCAAAATATCGACTATCCTACGCTCTTGCTCTTGGGGGTAGATACGGGTGACCCCATCTGTAGATAGGAGTCCAACACCAATCGCCCGACAGACCTGGTGCGGATTAGAGCGGGCAGCCTTACCGTCGGCGTCCAGATCGGGGATCGCAATCGCGACAGTGCGGAGCGCGCACTCCAGCGGCTCGATACCGTCAGTCTCGACATCGTACACCCAGAAGGGTGCCGGCTGCGCCAGGAAGGCTTCAAGCTCCTCCGGCGTGGGATTCATAATCGACTCAGGCTCAGTCCAACGCAGCGTGTTGTTGAACCAACGCATCGCCTTTGAGATGTCCGCCTCAATGACGGGCCTCCAGTTTGGCGCTCGCGTTACGTAGCTCGGCGCAAGTGTTGCCAGCATCTTCTTCGGCGTGGGCTCCAGGCTCCAGAGCCAATCATCATCGATGTACATGGGTCCGCCTCGGACGCCATGGATGCTACCAGACTGCCCCGACAGCACCCTTGTTGCCGTCTTGCCGAGCGCAATGAACTTGTCGTATTTGTTGAGGACGTTGAGCAAACGGGGTCTACAGCAATCGGCTGGATGAGGCAGAGGATCTTTACCCTGTACTGCACGACGCTTGTTCAATCGGTCCAAAGACTTCTCCATCCGATTCCATGCGCCACCCTCTTTACCAGGAGGCTTACACGCGATCACGTTTTCGAGGTCGACATGAGACCGGTTCAGCCCCGCTGTAGCCAGAAATCGAGACCACTCGGATGCGGCAGATCCCATGATGGGCCTACCCGAACGGACGTCCTCGGCACGAGGAGCTTCACCAAGAGCTAGTATCTTCGCTCCTGGATGGAACTCTCCCGTGACGGGACGCCACTCGTCTTTCTGCAACGCACCATCAGGTCCGAGAGGACACTCATCGCAACGGGCACCGCACTGTTTTGGATTACTGCTCATAAAAGAAACAAGGCATCTATTCGACCACCGACATGCCTTCCTGCTCGGTCCTTAGGAGGCCGGAAACACCTCCCTGGTCTGTTCGACTTAGCTAACGATGCCTTGCGCTGCGCTTGCAGGTGGAGGAAGGGACACTCCAGCAGAAGGCACAGGTGCGCCATTCGGTGCAGATGGAGCCGGCGCTGCCTTAGTCGATGTCCCCGCGTTCGCTGCGCCCTTCAACGCGTCGAATTGCTTCTTGTTCAACCACTTGCCAATCTCATTGTACGAGCCTTGAACGCCCTTCTGACCGGGGATAAATTCTACGTGAGCCTTGCGGCCACCGTTCTGAGCAGTCAGGAACCAGTTCAGATTGATTTCGGAAGCACCTTCAATCTCAGTCGAAGTGTACCCGAGAGACTCGAGAATAGAACGGAGTACAGCCATGCGGCCACGTACTTGGTTCGGCTTGAGATCTGTGAGCATGTTCCCCTGGTCGTCAAACGGAACACTAAGAAACGAAAACATCTTAAATCCGTTCTCGAACTGAACGTGTACTCGACGAGTCGTAGCCTTGTCGTTTGCCGCACGCTCAATGTTTACGATGCTGACTTCGTAGAACCCAGCCTCAGGAACAGATGACCCGAGAGCGCTGATTCCTTGAAATGCATTACCTGAAATTTTGATAGCCATAATGGCTCCTTTTGTTGTTGTTAGTTGATTGGTGGTGGAGGCGGAAGACTAGGAGACGAGCCCTGTTGCTGCTCGGCTTCTGAGAAGTCAAACAAGGATTGATTGCTCTGAAGCGCCAAAACGCCACGAGCAATCCCATCCTGGCAAGCCCATCGAAGATGTAATCTGTTGTCAGTCCGACCTGAAACTGCTGACTGAATAGCCTCCTTCACGTCAGCACCCTCAATCATAGCGTCTGCAACGGATTGTGCAACCTCATCCTGCCATTCCAGTCCGGAAAGTCTGCTCAAGCTGTAGTGGCTTTCACTGGCTCGCAGTATCTCACGAATGTTACCTGGAGTCTTCGCAGAGCATATACCAGTGCGGTCACCCGTGACCCACTCAGGATTCGTAGGATCGCAGTAATAGATGCTTGGGAACCAGGGATCAGGGTATGTGGGGTCGACCATTGCACGGACGTTGATGTCGCACCAAGACGGTAGCGTCTCCACTTGATTACGTGAGGGTACGTCAGGGCCGCCAGGACAGAACCTGCCCTCTGCGTTTGAGCCGGGAGACCGTTCGTGAAAATTCATCAGAAGATGAACACCCAAATACCGAGAGGTGTGTGCGACCTCCAGCAAATGTTGGTTCAGTTGTTGGTACGGATAGAATCTATCTTTCTTCCCGCTCCGTCCAGACGGTGCGCTCTCGTGCCACTCGAGCATCGAACGCTGACAAAGATGACTGGTGTCATCGATGACGACCGCATCGTAGTTAGACTTGTCGGGTAGCTCCGCAAAGCTCTTGAGCATGCTGACAAGGTCCGTCAAGTTCTTCGGCGAATCAGGATGCACAGATGGAGTAAACCCCAGTTCATTCTGCGCTACCAGCGTGATTGCTGACGGAACACCGAGAAACAAAGCTCTCGGAAATGCCGCAAGTGCATCACTGGTTTTCTTCTGCTTTGGTTTACCGTAGACGGTCACCATTACAGTGGGTGGTGTTTGGTCGCTCATACTCTCTCCTAAATAGTTTTTGCAGCGTTACCGTAGAAACAAAACTTAATGCCGGGACAGGCACCGTATCGTCCGATGCATGAGGTTTCATGCTGAACCTTGGGCCAGTCCCAAAAGGTTGGTGAGTCTACCTCAAGACGTGCCAACCGATGCTCTTCGCGCCAAAGCATATGGGCAAAATGAGAATCTCTGTGCGGTGTAGCCGGGACCATTGGGCGTGCAACACGCCAAGGCGCTTGGGTCTGAATCAAGTTTAAACCGAGACCCCCGAAATCACTTCCGTACATTTGCTTGCCCATGATTCGGAATGCCGCAAACCCACCATCAATTGCGTACCCATCAACGCTTTTGTTCGCCTGAACTCGCGCCTGATGCTTGTGATCCCAAATAAACGTGCGTCCACCACGCTCCTTTGTGACCATGTCGAGCCGACGTGTCAGCACAAGTGCTGCCCCAGAATCTGGATGCCCAGAACAATTCAGCGGTGTAGGCTGAATGATTCCACCGTCCCATGCTTTGACTTTCGCAGCGCGACGATCAAAGTCTGCATCATCAAGATGCACAACCCAAAGGCCCCACTGATTATCCTTGTTGCCCAGAACCGCCGTCACTGGGTACTCAACTTTGATAACATTTCCTGGAGGTTCCGGATGTCGAGCCATGTACCGCCTAAACGTTTCAAGCATCCGTTCCAGGTGCTCATGCCCACCATTGGTGTCGCACCACATCTCTACGGCTGTTTCCGGGTCCAGAAAGACACTGGGGTCATCGTGCCATGTCTCATCAACCCAGACACCTTCGTCCGAGGCTGCCCCCCAGATGGCGTGCTGATGCGCTTGGAGGATGTGGCCCATGCTTCCCCGAGTCAAAGCATGAGCGGGGATCATTGTGAGATTGAGTCGCTGTCCGTACGCGAACAACTGCGGGCACCTGGAGAAGGTCCCAATACGTGACCAACCACGAGATGACCGGCCTGCATCGATAAGAATCTTTCTCATTCGCTAAGCCTTTTGTTGTTGTGCCACCTGTGTTCGGCCTTTCGGGCCAGCATCCACATCCGTTGTTTTTGAGCTTCCTTCATGACTTCGCGGGGCCTTACCCCTTCGCTCTCAAGCTTCGCCCACGGAATCGTTCTCATGTGAAATCTCTCGTCCGACAAATCCATTACGCCACCTCCAGCTTTCCAATGATGCTGCTCACAAGAGCTTCTTCGTCCTCCATACCAAGCAACTTGTCTCCCAATCCTTCAAGCTCATCTGCTTTCAAGAACGTTTCAATCGGCCCAAACTTATCAACTAGGATCTGAACCACTCGGTCATCGTAGGTGCCTTGAGCCACAACCACCTTAAGTAGCGTGGGACTACCACCCAAGCGGTCAAACCGACCTTTCCACTGAAGGAAGTCACCAGGCTTCCACGGCAGCATGGCAAAGATTGCAAGGTTCGCGGTCTGCATACCATCAACACCTGTGCCCACACTCTGACCCGTCGCGACCAAGCAGCACGCTTCCTCGCTGCTGCGAAAGGCATCAATCATTTCGTCGCGCTCAGTCTCTGACACGCCACCATGAGCCATCCAAACGGGCACACCCTTCTGAGCCTCGTCACCCTTACTTAGTTGTTGGCGCAATTGATGAGCCCACAACTCCGTCTCTCTCCGCCGAGCGGTGAAGATTACCACCTTACCTCCACCCTTGAGGCCCTCAATAGCCTCTTCGATGACGTATTTGCGCTTACGGCTGCACGCTTCTGCGAGTCGGGCCTCTACAACACGCTCTCTACCATCGGGACGATTCGCAGCCTCGCGATTCATCTCTCGCACTGCCTGATTAAAGGTCTGCTCGTCGCTGAATCTATCGGCCCTATTAAGTTCGGTATTCGTAAGATAATCTACTTGAACCCGAGTACTCGGTAGGCTTGAGTGAGATTCACTGTATGGAACCTCATGTACGAAAAATGAGCACCGAGCTTTCAACTCTTGTATGTTCGACGCTCCGCTGTCCTCCAAACCGCCATAAGTTCCAGGACGAGCAGCACAGTATCGATCAGCAAAGTTCGAGTAGCTATGAGAGAAGCCGCCAGGAGCAAGTAGATCAAGCTGAGACCACAGCCTTCGAGGACGTCCATCATCTAGGGGGGTAGCTGTTAGGCCAATACGGAGTTTGATACTGGCAATACGCGACACTTCCATCACAGCGACGGCGCGCGCGTGCCGATTCACCTGAGAATTAGGGTTACTGCTGGCAGAAGTCTTTCGCTTCTCGAAGCGTACAGTGCCGTCTACGTTGTGTACCGCCCGCCAACGCTTACTGTTTCCGTGAGTATGAATCTCGTCGAAGATAACAATTGACGGTTGGATTTTTCGGATG